TAAATAACAGTGTGAGTACAACCAAGGGTGGAGATTCAGTAACTGTTGGTCAGAGTATAGGTGGTGGCTTTACCTTCGGGAACGGTGATATCTACGGTCTGGCAAATTAAAATAGGGCCCGAAGGCCCCATTTGTTAACCCTTCTTATTCGCGCTTCTAGCTTTAAATCGATCTTCGACTTCTGTCAAATATGACATCACATTGTCAGGTGTAGATTCACCATAAGGATCTGTAGGGCAATTGTGTTCCATGCCTGGTTCTACCCAAGCACGTTCAATCACACTGTCAGATACCACCATAGCATATCGCCAAGATCTTTTACCAAAACCAAGATTGTCTTTATCGACCAACATACCAAGAGCTTCGGTGAATTTGCCAGATCCATCTGGGATCAGTTTCACTTTACTCACTCCTTGATGCTGTTTCCAAGCATACATCACAAAAGCATCATTCACTGAAACGCAATACACATCGTCGATATGCAAAGCTTTCATATCTCCATATAACTCTTCAAAGCTGGGAAGCTGTTTGTTCGAACAAGTAGGGGTAAAGGCACCAGGCAGACTAAAGACTACAACTCGTTTGTTTTCAAATAAATCATCTGTCGTTTTATCGACCCATTTAAACGGATTGCCCTCTTTACTAGTCTCATCGTACTCACGAGTTTTAAATACAACATCAGGTAAAATTTTACCTTGTAATTCCATAATATAGTTCCTTGATTAAAGTTGGGGGCCGAGGTGACCCCCTGATATTACCCTGCCAGAAAATCCTTTTTGCCTTTCTTAGGCTTTGGAGAATTGATGGCAATCTTCTTGGGTCTTTTTTCTTCTGGGATAATGCGTTCCAGTGTAACAGTAAGCAGACCGTTAACAAACTCTGCACCGTGTACTTCAATATCATCCGCGAGATTGAAACGTCGAGTGAATTTTTTAAATGATATCCCTCGATGAAGGTAGTCAGACGAATCGCCGGGGGCGGCATTGGCGAATCCAGAACCGGTTGCATCAACATCAAGAAATCCGTTCTCGCCCCAAGAGGACTTGATTGTCAGAACACCTTCTTTGAGCTCGATATCGACGTCTTGATCACTCAATCCAGCAAGCGCTAGATCAATGTAGAACATTTCATCTTCTCTACGGATATTATATGGGGGGAAGCCTTGGTTGTTCGGATGGGGTTGATCCATCTCAAGTAATCGGTCGAATACTCGATCGAAACCAACGGCATAGGGGGTTAACGTATTAAAGTTAAGTCGTGTCATGTGCTATCTCCTTTTATTAAGCAAGACATCTATTATTTGTCGGTTTATACCCGACGGTTCAATGAGACCCTTTCGGCATCTCACAGAATTTATTTATACAAGACTAACTGCCAGTGCTTCCAAAACCACCGTCACGATCTGTTTTTTGCCCCGGTCGTTGAAGTACTTGTTCAATTGTCGTTGTTACACACTTTTCAATGAGACCTTGAGCAATTCGTTCAAGGTGATTGACTACTACGAGAGTATCTGAGTTATTATGCAACATGACAAACACAGGATCGACATAATCAGAATCGATGATTCCAGTCCCATTGGAAAGACTCAAGCCTTTCTTCAATGCGATACTTGATCTCACAAAGATTTTCATCACGTGATTGGCGGGGATGTCGAAAACAAGATTTGTGGGGATTAGAATTCTTGTCTCGGGTGGAATCTGAATAGAGACTTTGTCAGCAATTATTTTAGACTGAACAGGAAATTCTTTGTTCCAAGCATTGTATGCTTTCAACCGTTGGCTCATGAGAAAATCTGCATGAAGATCAAAACAAGCAGATCCTGTGGTTGCAAATTTGGGGATCACTGCGCTATCGGTAAGTTTATGTACACCTAATTTCATTTCAAAGCCTCATTATGTAAGTAAATAGGTAAGTATTATTTTTTACCTATATTGTATTTTACGGCTAATTCCCAATCATCTTTGTCTTTAAAAGAAATTATTTTAAGTTGATTGAGTGGAGCAATGGGATCTGCCGCTTTTTCTGCATTAATAACTTCAATCAGATCCCACTCTGAAAGCAGTTTAACTATAGTGTTACGTCTGGCTTTATCTTCCTCGGAAAATGTATTAAATTTTCCATCCAGAACAAATAGTTCTTTAAAGTGTAAAATTGAATATCTGCCTTTCTTGTGCAAAATGTGACAAGATTGGTACAATTTTTTCTCTTTTCTTGAGGATATGCCTATCCGAGTTAAAGTTTCTCGGATCTTTAAAAAATTGTCTGGGTTCGGTAATAAAATTTCAATACCGACTCCTCTGAAAATATCATCTTCCATTTTGCAAAGTCACCTTTTGTATCTGTTATTATAATGGGTTCAACAAAAAGCTTATTTATAATAATTGTCAATTACCACCCTTTTCTAACCGAGAATGGATCTCATATAGATCTTTTTTAGACAGAGCCTTAAAGTATAACTTTGCAACCGTTCGAGAACACTCATAGACTTGTTGAATTGCATCCAAGTCCACATCCTTCTCTGCTTTGTGCCATTTAGAAAATCTCTTTCTCTTTCTCAGTACTGCTCGATAATAATCGAACTGCGCAGCATGAAACAAATGGCTTCTTTGGTTCATTTCATTTGCATGTAATATGGAGTCATTAAAGAATGACAACCCACGATTGACAATAAAAGGTAAGTACTCCTTTTCTGTCATTGCAGGATTTTCTGCTTCTCTTATGATATCTTTTTTATTATCAGAAACTGCTGATATGAAATCAAATGGGGTCAAATCTTTCATTATGTACCTCCTCGATGTCCTTGAGAATCTGGTCAAATTGTGTAGCACAAGTACCGCACACTTTCACCTTATGTTTACCTTCCATGGTTTGCATAGTAATCTCGTAAAGATCAGACTTGACCTTAATGCTTTTTGCGCAGTTAAAACATTTCCTTGATATAAACATTATTTGAACTCCGATTCAATCATAATCTCTGTCAAGAAGGCAACCATATTGATCTCTTGATCAGCCACGAAATTAGCCTTGTACATATAGTCAGCTAAGGTGACAACCAGACCGGGTAATGTCTTGAATTCAACCTTATCAGCAGAGGTGTCGTAGATCCTACGGAACAGCTCATTCATGTCTTGATCGGAATTCCTAGCAACCCACTTCCTCATCTCAGTGAAGTTTTTGTCTTTCAGGAGTCGAAACAACTCGTCAACAGATTCTTGTTTGAGATTGATAAAGATGCCTTCATCAATAGCACCAGAACCTGCATATGATTGAAGCTCAGTAAGAACTCGTCGGAAGTCTGGAAAATGTTTTTCGATCACCTTGGCAACAACATTCTTCTCGTACTGCACACCTTCCATGTCAAGGATAGTGGTAACACGTTTGAAGAAGCACATAGCCAATTTGGGCCGCTCATCCATGTTGATAGAGAAATCTACCTCAGAGAGTCGAGACCGAAGGGGTTCGATAATTCGGTTCTTGAAGTTACAAGTAAAGATAAAGCCACAATTCGACGAATATTCCTCAATGAAATTTCGAAGAGCAGGCTGGACACTTGTAGCATTAAGATAGTCTGCCTCATCAAAGATTACATATTTCCGACCACCGGTCAAAGATACAGCAGAAGCAAACGTAGATATGTCATATCGAATTGAATCGATGTTGACATTAAGAGAACCGTTCTTTACAATGTAATCACAATCTAATTCATCGAGCATGGCCTTAGCAATGGTAGTCTTACCAACGCCTGGAGTTCCTGTCAATAGTAGATTGGGGATTGCGCCATCTTCAACAAATTTCTTGAAGGTAGCTTTTGTCTTTTCGGGGAGTATCGTGTCATCAATCTTCTGCGGGCGATATTTTTGTACCCACAGCACTTCATTGGATTTAACATCCATAGCATATTCACCTTAATCATAATATAAAAAATATAATAACACACTTGACGATCAATGTCAAGGATAATATGGGGGAGTTTCACCCCCATATCATTTTAGATTAGCTTTGAACCAAGCCACCTAATTCACCACCGGGTTGGGTTGCAACATCAACTTCTTGATTTGCAGCTGCTGCCTGAGCAGCCTCAGATCCGGCAGGAGCATTTTGCTGGAGGAATTTCTCCATCTTCGTGCGAAGAGAACCTACACCTTCCATCTCATTACCTTGAAAAGCACCACGACGTGAAACCACATCGATTACTTGGAGCATAGTAGCTACGTCATTAATCGTAATTGCCACTTTCTCTTGTTGTTGTTCATCACTCATATTCAATTTCCTTTATTGTAAGTCGACTTAGAATCAATTGCCACAAAATATGTAGCACTTTTGCCTTCGAATTTTGAAATACCTTTGGAGCACAAAATCACTTCATAATCTTGGGGCAGTAATTTAAGATTGTCAGTTTTAATGATGATCTTAAATGTATCGTCAGTTTCACCAATCTCGATTCCGAAATCATCGGAGCCTTCGTTTGAACTGTCGATTGCTTTGAGATAACATTTGCCGTCGGTACCAACGAATGCAACCTCAGAGAATTGGAGGACTCCAGCAGCCTTAACTACTGATTGGAAGTCATCCCATCCAACATTCACTTTCACATCTTCAGAAGGAAGGGTAATTTCTTTCTCAGGTGGAACGTGAATCATTGTGATATCTGCGTAGACATATCGCGTCTTGCGCTTACCTTGAGATATCACAAAGTATTTATTATGAAACTCCACATCTGGTTCATTATATAGACTCAAAATCGAAATGAATCGAGATAAATCGTAGATACATGCATCAGAGGGAATTTCATCTGAAATTTTAGCCTTAGCGATAAGGGTTTTCTCAGGTGTAATAGTTCGAATCTCAGACCCAGCCTTCAACAAGATAGACTTGTTGATAGTGGAAAAGGATTTCAATACAGTTAGAGTTTGTTCACTGAATTTCATTATATAAAAGTCTCCGTTTACTTTTTCTTACGTTTTTGGTTAAATTTAGAAGGTTTGCGATATCCCTTTCGTCCTGAATCTTTATCGCTTGTGTCACTCAAACCAAGTCCTCTCATTGCCTCTAGATCACCACGGAATACATGCATACCAACATGATTCAGCTTCATCCAAGGGCACATCCAGACACTCATCCCAGCACTTCGTGCTTTCTTGCAGAAGAAATAATCCTCTGATAGATACCTGCGGCTATCAGGATCTATCACACAATCAAAGTATGCAGTGATCTCTCTAGTACCGTCAAAATTCTCTGTCCGAGCATGATCTGGCTTGTACGACAATTCTGGATATGCAGCTCGGAATTTTTCAAATGTAGCTCTAGGAATCAACATGAATCCTGTAGCAGCCTCTGCCACTTGAACCGGGCCTTGTTCTGCAGTTACAGTAAGACCAGCAGTGTTGAATGCAAAATCGGCAGAATATTTTTCAAGGTCAAAAGGATTCAAATCACCCTTTCCTTGTTTTGCCGCAATCTGTACTTTTTCCCAAGCAATGGTTTTCTTTGGATATGCTCCTGCAATGACAGAAACATTCTCTGGGTTGCCGACTTGGACGGCCAGTAAGTGCAACACATCGTGCGGATCGAATCCAATGTCCGAATCGATAAACATCAAGTGCGTACAATCAGATCTTAGAAATTCATCTACAACATAATTCCTAGCACGTTGAACTAAACTCTCGTTGAATAGAAAATATTGTTTTAGATGTATTCCATTGAACGCACATAGTGCTGACAGATCTGACACTGATTTAGTGTACAGGCCAGAACATTGGCCACCATACATCGGAGTCCCTAAAAATATCCTGTGTTGTTTCAATTCCTCGGCTGTAATACGAGCCATAATATATCCTCAGAAATATTTGTTAAGCATTGATATCTTATCATGCCATTCTGCCATAGCAGCTAGTTCTTTCTCAATTGTTTCGATTAAATCAGAATGTTCAGCAACACCAACTGGATTTCTCAAAAATAATTCCACATTCATCCGGTGTTTTTCAATCTGCCCTCTGAAGTACTCAGTTGCAGATTCTACAATCTCTTCCCGCATATCCATCTTTATAACTCCCATATTATAACATACTTTGGGCTACTTGTCAACCCCTCTCATTGATTTATTAATATTAACTGCACTTTCTAACAAATTGAGAACATAATCTCCATCCAATTCCTTAGAATAGTTCACAAAGGCAGAAGTGTCCTTTGGAAAACAGTTACCACCGAAACCTCTCTTGCCGTCTGGCCCTGGCACTTTCATGTGGCTTGTGCCCATTCTAGGCTCTTGTGCCAGAATATCTGTAAATGTATTCCAAGTATCAGATGTACCAGCATTCTCAAACACAGCATTCAGTTCATTAAAGAAGGTTACTTTCATAGCAAGAAAACTATTGATAGTGTACTTTAACAGACTGGCTGTCACAGGATCCACTTTATATGTGGCACACACCTTCACGTTGCTGTAATTGTTATATGCTCGTTCAACGATTGTCGTGTCTTCCCAAGAACCACCAAGAATTTGAAACGGTGGGTTGACAAAGTCATTTTTGGCATTGGCTTCGGTCAAGAATTCGGGATTGTAAACAATGTTCAGATCTTTAAACTTGGAAAACATAGCTTTAATATTGCCAGGTTGAACCGTACTCTTTAGCACTACAACACCTTTATATCGAAGTCGAGCTAATTCAGCAAACACAGATTCGATGATCGTGTTGTCTTGGTTCCCATCAGCGTCTGGTGGTGTTGGGACACAAACAAACGTGATTTGTGGGTTGAACATGATCAGATCGTCATAATCAAAATTACCGATTCGAGGGTCGATGATCAATTGTTTTGTGTAGTCGTTATCGAAGCCAAAGGAAACGGAACTCCCAACGAAACCGTGCCCTATGACTCCCATTCGTAATGAATTAGTCATGATATTTGCTTGCTCTCTTGTTAATCCTGTCATAATAAAACTCCATAATATAAATTGTACAATTATTTAGTCCAGAAACTCAACTCGGTCTATGAGCTGCATACGAAGAACATCGGCCAATACATCCCATGAGCTGTCATGAGCCTTGAACTGTTTATCCCATTCTTCTTGGTTCTCCATAGGAGTGAACCCGTTCTTTTTTGGAAAATTTAATTTAGCATCGATCCACGTTCTGGTGTCCCTCAAAAAATAATGAGGCAAATACTCATGTACTTTAGGAAGTTTCCCAGCAGTTTCAAAGAGTCGCCAGAGAATAATAGGATCGAAAGTATTAGATCTAGCCCACCAACGAGTGATCTTTCCGTGAGGAATAACTATATCCATAAACTGGTCACAGAATTCGGAAACAGATACATCATCGGGCTTAGGTGAAATGTTCTTGCGTACGTCTTTAGATTGCTTTCCCCACCACTCAAGAGTATTTGGTTCAATTTTAAAATTGTGCTCTTGAACTTGGCGTTTCACATCAAGCTTAATCTTCTTGCAATCAGTCACGTCGGCAAGACTGTAGGGGTTGTCTGACTGAAATCTGTCCCAGTCAAAAACTAATACAGAACAATCAATAACGGCACAAGAATTGATATCTGTGCCCATGGTTTCAAAATCAAAAATTAAATGTTTTTTCATAATATAAAAGATAGCCTTGAGATGTATTTATATCAAGCTATCCTTTTTGCCTCCTCAGTTGACTGCTTAATGAAATCAGATATGTATTGCTCTAGATTATGGGTCGGTTGCCAACCAAGTTGACGGGTTTTGTCCGAAAGTACAGGTGCAGACATCCGATTGCCCATTCGCGCTGGTAAGAACTCCCAATCAGTATCAAAGAGTTGAGCGATCTCTATGATATTATAGCTATCAGGGTGGCCAATGCCATATTCATCACCGTTACCTTCGGCACCAATCAATAATAAAGCATGAATGATATCAGCTATATGGGTGAAGTTTCTACTTTGAGTGCCAGGAGAAACGACCTCTAGGGGTTTTCCGTTCTCAACTTTATTCATAAACTTGGCAATCAGAGTAGCATATTTCCCTTCTCGAATCTCACGTGGGCCATACACATTATAGAAGTAAGTGATTGCGTATTCCAGACCGTTCCATTCACAAAACTGTTTTACGAGTTCGGTGTTTTGTTTCTTGAAGAATGCATAAGGACTGATTATATAATCAGGGTCATTATCTGCAAACTTTGTACTAGATCCCGAATAAATGATCTTAGCACCCCATAATTTTACTGCTTGTAATAATTTCCAAGTGCCTTCGATATTATACCTATGCACTACGTCTATGTCTTCGTAGCTTTGTTCTACACGAGAGTATTCACCTAGATGATATACTATATCAAATTTAGGAAAGTTCTTGTAGGATACGCTCTCCGTTGATCCAAAGGAATATACCACATTAGGGACATGATTCTCGCGAGATCCTGTGAAGTAGTTATCGAGTGACATAACATCATGTCCTTGAGCACTCAAAGCATCACACAGATGACTACCAATAAATCCAGCACCACCGGTTACAAGTATTTTTTTAGGCATGAATAGAAGTCCTTCCGGTTGGGAATACATCATTTTCAAATAATGAATCAGCATATTGCTCATCTGAACCATAATTTCTCATCAACTGCATTCCGTAGTTATTTGTCTCATTGTAGATCGGTGCATCTTTTTTCAAAATCAAAGCATTCTGTCTGGCAGATTGACCGGTGTGTTTATTGATAATTGCATTCAGGTCGACATGATGATGCACACGGCCGTACCTCTCTACAAGCGTTACACAATCTGGGTGCATTTCTTTGAGCATTCGAGACTTGTTATAGGCAGGATCATTATCTCCTTTGCCTTTGTAGTCCTCATAAACCTCAGTAGTATTGCCACCTTTGACCGTACCTGTGCGCATCTTACCTTGAAAAAAGTTATAGAATAGCATAGTAGTCCAGCCTTCTTTCAGAACACGAATTGACAAATCAACATCTTCATTAAATTTACCCCGCCATCTCTCTGGGAAGCTATTGTTAATAAGGATGCAAGACATCAATCGTGAGTTTAAGATGAACGGCTGATAGGCACATTGATTGATCACAAAAAACTTGTAGTGAGGTCCGGCCAACGCCACGTTTTCAAATCGGTCAACAAAATCTTCTGTTGCACGAAACGCGCCTGAGCCTTTCTCTATCATATATCTTTTGTTATTATGTAGTCGACCGAAGTCAACAATATTATCATCCATCAGCCAATGTCGTTCATATCCATTTGCCAATGAATGTTCCCAACACCAGTTTCTAGCAGGACCAGAGCCCTTGCCATGATTGCTGAATGGTAATTCTAGAACCGTACCCAGAGGGCCGACTCGATTTTTGTAGGCATCAAACTCTTGAGGTTCGACAACTATGAAATATGGGATGCCCATCTTTTCTAGGGCCTTGGATGTGTGTCTGTACTCAGATCGACCTTTAGATATGATGTAGATAGGGTACCGAGTGTGAGACTGGTCATCGACCCATCGTGTGAAAAGATTGACTTCACGTTCGTGCTCTGGATAATGTAGAATGTGAGTCTTATCTGTCAATTTGTAACCGAATTTATCTCCAAAATGAGCTCGATCTTCCTTGGTTTTGAAGTGGACTCGAAGTTGCTTGAAAGGATCTTGTTTCGGTTGAGTAAAAGCAGGCATACCTGCAGCGTACCATTGAACAAATTGGTTGCGCCACTCTTGTTGTAATTCATCATGTGTGTCTACTGGCTTAAACATTAATCCTCCAAAAATCCTAGTAATCCCGAATCAGTGCGGCCGGCCTTATATGTAAATTTGCCGAGTTTAGGCATTGGCTTCTCACCAGCAGCAAGCATGAACTCTACATAATCTTCTTTTGAGTCGAAGTTCAATGTGATTGTCTGCCACGATTCTGGAAATTCAGCATCTCTTTTAGCCGGTAACACTTTTGGTTTATATTCTTCAGCGGAATCACCTAGAAAAGATGATAGATCTTGGCTGATATTTTCTTCCGATACATAGCCAACAAGATCTTCATAAACGAGGGATGTATCTTCTTTGTATTCTTTCATAGTGCAACTAAATCCTTCAAAATTTGTATATTCTTATTTAGTCCGACCATGATAACATATTTTGGGGCAAATGTCAAGACTTATTTTCCGGAGTCCAAGTGAAACGAGCGTTGCCCTCGTGTTTCCATTCACCAGGCTTGTCATCTGCATCTGCCCTTGGCCACAATAGCTGCTTGTTGGCTTTTTCATACGCATCGGCAACGGTCTCTGCAACGATTGTGGCTTCCTCACCGGCGATTGTGAAGTGGTATTTCACGCTGACACCGACGCCGTCTTTACGAACACAGTGTAATCTGTGTTATGAGCAGGAAACCTGTTATCGTTGTGGACTACCATGTCCACGGCAAAACCTTCGTCAAAGACTTCCGAAACGAAACCGGTAGCACGTTTACCGTTGCGTTCAAAGTTTACGAAAGAACCGTTCATATACGCCTTTGGGTTGGTTGTTAATTCGCTCATACTAAGTATCCTTTTGTTTTTAATGATTCGGGTTTAAAACTTTCGATGATCAAGGTGGCGGGTTCTAAACAATCCATGCCGCCTAAGATCCGTCGAATATAATCGATTTCGTCAGCTTTTTGCTTACCCGCATAATAGGCATTACCGTTCGTCATTTGATAAAACCAATCGTGAGCTTCACATTTTTCTTTCAGAACATCTAACAACTGATCTTCGTTCATGTCTTTCATTTTCACACTAAGTTCCTAACTACTTTTAGACTGTTTGGTTTCCATCCTTCGATGATGTATTTGGCCGTCAGACCGAACCCTAAATTATCTAGACGCCGACCAACAGCCTCGATCTGGTCTGCATGAAATTGTCCTTTGTGATAAGAACGAGAGTCGTCTGACATCATGAATGTCCAATCATGTGTCTTGCATAACTCGTGAAGCAAATCACATAATTCCTCTGAGGACTTACCATTTAGATCTACTGGATTCATTTACGCTGCCTCCTTAGAAAGTGATTCGAAAGTACAAATATACGGGGTCTTCCAATCTTTTCCGATCATAATGTCGATATAGTGTGAACGGTAAAAGTAATCTGTCATCGCGTCATCCTTACAAAAGAATGCAGGCCCCTTCATTGCGTCGTGCAATTCGTTGAGGAAGTCACGACAAATTCCGGTATATGTCTCATTAATCCAAGATTCATTTACAGAGCAGTTATTTAAATCCTCGTGAAGTGTCTCTCTAGCAGATTTACCGGTTATAGAGTGACATTTTCCGTGGTAGTATTCTTCCATGCGTTCCAATCTCTGGCTATATGCCCTTGAAGCAACTCCGGCAACGAAGTCAATAGATCCAGATTTCAGTTTGACAACTAATGTTGAGTGGTTGTTGACACTGATAGTGCCCTTCATGTTGAATTTTTTAAGAACCGCTTTGATAGCAGGGGTAAGTTCCTTTTTAAATTCTTGTGATACATAGGCCATGGTGTTTCTCCGGTTTCTTTAATTTATGAGTCTATTATACACTAAAACGGGGGTTCTGTCAACACTTTTCTGCTATTATTTCATCTTTTTTTAGAACATTTTGGAATAAGGATATAACTTTTTGTTCTATACATCATGCCGTTTCATCCTCTCCGGGCGGAAAGGCGATGTCCCAACATTCTGGGGTCATGCCTGTTTTGATAAACTCTCGCTCTTCGGTGGTAGCACCAGGCATAGCGTTTTGGATGAGGGTACCATCGACCCAATCCTCATACTGCTCCATAGTGATGTCGATCACCATTGTGTTAACGATTTGGGTGATGGGTGAAACCATTTGAAATTCAATCATTTTTTACTCTCTCATTAATTTATATGACCATTATATCTGGTTTTTTATGCTTTGTCAACACTTTTCTTAGACTATTTTGTTCTATAATATCTTGCCTTTATAACCAAGTTTTTTCATGGCGCCCGCAGGGTGAATCTCTTCGGACAATGCAAGGTACTCTTCAATAGTCGCATTCTTAACTAGAAAGTTGACCCACGATTTCCAAGGTTTGTAACCATATTTGAAACGCGCAATGAAATTAGGTTTTACTTTACCGATCCATGATGGGTGACAGTCAGGATGAACTTCGTTCATTAACGGAGCGCCTGGGAACTCTCCACGATACATCAAGTACATTCCGTCCCAAACAAACATTTCTTTATCAAATTTAGTCATAATATTTTTTACTCTCTCAACTCAATTTAGAATACTATTATCTCACATCAAGCATGTTTTGTCAACATCTTTCTTAGACTATTTTGGAATAAGAAACTCTCATAGCATCTCCTCGTATTGTTTAACCCAATAAGCAGCCTCAGCGGTAGCATAAGCAGCGGCAGCATTAGAAGCCGTAGCCGTAACATAAGCGGCATAAGTGGCAGAATAAGTAGTATTAACGGCAGCATTAGCAGCAGCAGCATAAGCATCACCAGCAGCTCTAGAGTTTGCTTTTAACTCTTCGAGACTAACGCTATCCTTATCAGCTAACCATTTTTTGACTAGTTCAATATATTTGTTGTTCATTTCGTCAACTCCTCGTATCTCTTGACCCAGTGAGCAGCACGAGCAGCATTAGCAGCATTAGCAGCATTAGCAGCAGCATTATAAGCAACATTAGCAGCATAAGCAGCAGCATTAGCAGCAGCAAGAGCAGCATCAGCAGCATCAGCATTTGCATTTAATTCTTCAGGACTAACGCTATCGTTATCCTCTAACCATTTCTTCACTAGTTTAATGTGTTTGTTCTTCATTTTGTTACCTCCTCATATTTCTTAACCCAGTTCTTCGCAGCAGCGTAAGCATAATCAGCATCAGCATAAGTAGCAGCATAAGCAGCAGAAGCAGCATCAGCAGCAGCAAAAGCATCAGCAGCAGAAGCAACAGCATCATAAGCACCAGCATCAGAAGCAGCAGCATCAAAAGCAGCAGCATAAGCAGTATCATAAGCAGCATCCGCAGATCTAGAGTTTGCTTTTAACTCTTCGGGACTAACGCTATCGTTATCCTCTAACCATTTTTTGACTAGTTCAATATGTTTGTTGTTCATTTCGTCAACTCCTCATATCGTTTAACCCAGTAAGAAACATCAGAACCAGCCTCATAAGCATCATCAGCAGCAACATAAGCAGCATAAGCATCAGAAGCAGCAGCATAAGCATCAACATTAGCAGCATAAGCAACATCATAAGCAGCATCAGCAGCCTCAGAAACAGCTTTAGCAGCATCATAAGCAGCACGAGCAGCATCTTCATTCGTCACAAGTTCATCGATGAGTTCATCACGACTAACACTATCTTTATCAGCTAACCATTTCTTTACTAGTTCTATGTGTTTGTTTCTCATTTTTCCGATTCCTTTCATTAATTTAGGAACCTATTATCTCACATATATCATGTTTTGTCAACATCTTTCTTAGACTATTTTGGAATATGCTTAGAGGGATTAGTTATATACGTCATTCTCTCACCATCATTGACCGTCGCTTCTTCGATGCATTTACCACATTTGGAGCCGATCACATCAATAAGGAAAGAGTTCTCTGCTAGCATAGATTCGGTGATTCTATTGCAGATACAGAGGTACATTTAACTGAAAAAATCTTCCAATGTGGAAACTTTCTCTGCAGACCAACCCACTGCTTCGAGGATTTGATCTATCGGCTTGAGAAAAACCTTGTCGAACTGGGTGTCATAGTCGATATATGGGCCTAATTCGAATTCTTGGGGCATCTGCCTAGGGAACGAGATCATATTCTCTCGCAGGGGATTGGGAACCTTAAGGTAGACGTACTTGATCTTGTCACCGGACATGACCTTTTCGTATTTCTTTGAGAGTCCTTTCTGTTTCAGGAAGTCGTTGTAGAGAATACAGCCACGAACATGCATCGGGGTTCCCTTCTTATACAATGAGTGACCACCCCGTTCGACAAACTTGTCGATGTTGTCTGTGCCGGAATTCTTGGCGATTTCTTCGATCGGCAGATTCCTGAATTCTTGTCGGAAGTCTTGGATGAACTCCTGAGTCTCAGCTTCGGTGCCCTGCATGATGACCTTGAAAACCTCTTTCATCTTGTCTCGACAGACTTCTGGGGTAGATGATCGGACAGATTCGAGTCCTGTGACCGAGATCTTGGGTGTTTCGTAATGGACACCTTCACTGTTCAGGGTGTTCAGAATGTATCGTTTCTTTGCAACGAATAGACCACGGTCGTTAATCTTCTCTCGTTTCATCTGCATCGCTTGTCGATACGAACCCGTATCATCGGCAAGTTTCTGATAAGCGTTTTCGATCACTTGTTCGATTTTGGTAGAGCAAATCTGATCTAAGAACTGTTCACCTTTGTTCCGGTCAATATCGGTGGTGCCAAAGACCTCGTGAATGACTGGTGCAAAATCCACATAGATCGAATCGGTGTCGATATAGATGATATAGTCTTTGTCTTCAGTCTTGAGCAATTTGTTCAAATAGACATTCACCGCCTGTTCAGCAACACGAATCGATAACTGGCCGGATGTTGTGATTGCCTCTGCCATAGCCTCAATATAATAGGCGAAGTAAACATTTGCAGTTGCACCATATAACGAATTCATGGAGATTTTGATAGCCATCTGAGAGTTGTGTAACTGATTGGCCTCCTGTTTGAGTTCTGCACGCTTCTTCGGATCAGTTTCTATTTCTAGTTTTTTCTCGACTTCTAGCATGGTACGCTTGATCTGAGACCGGTTTTTGTAGTACTCATCAATAATTTCAGGAATCATGCCGAGTTTTTTATTACTAAAGCAAACACCATTGGCTGCCACAGAAACAGAAGAATCATCATTCTTGTATTCGCCACCAAGGATCATATCCTGTGACACTTGTTCACGTCGATCACTGAGATAGGTCTCGGGTGACATATTGTACTGCATCATCAAGTGAGGGTACAGACTGTTCAAATCAAAAGATACGACCCAAGGGTGGAGTCCCACTTTGGGATCTTTCACATAACCACCAACCAGATCACCACGGACACCTTGTCCTCTTTTAATAGGTGGGGCAATCTTCTTGTTCATCAATCGACGATACAGGATTGTTTCCCAAATCCCCACAGTCCCAAAGGCTTCGTTGTAGTTCACGCCACCAGCATAGGCCATGGTCATAACAAGCGCGAGAAGGGCAGTCTCATCTTCTAACCGTTCGATCAAGCGAGTGTCTTGGATGTTGTAATCGAGGTACAACTGAGGGTTCTGTTCATAAAGGGCTGTCAAACTGCCGTATTCGGAATAATCGAGTTTCCTGTCGCCAAGGATAACATGAGCGATGTGGTCTAATTTAAATGATTCTTGTGGGCCGTACTTGTAGCCGAACTTCTTGAATGCATCCATGTAATCGATAATAGACACACCAGAGATATGGTATGTTGATTGCTCTTTGTCAAACACCTTTCTCGAATTCTTTCGAATGTGTTTCCACGGTGAGAGTTGTTTGGCGAGATCTTCACCGCAGGTGTTAATGATACGAGTAACGATGTACATGATATCGAAATACTCGACGTTCCAACCGGTCACAATATCTGGGTAATCCTGTTTCCAGAGTTCAACAAATCGGCGAAGAAGTTGTTGTTCTGTGTCGAATTTGATGAAGTTGATGTTTTCTGGGTTGATATCAGTAACAGTGGCATACTTGTCGTAGTCTTTCCGACCAAGGAGCCAGTAGGTATCTGACTTTGAAGATTTGTAAGATATCGATGTGATCTCATTCGAAGCCAATTCGATGTTAGCAAAACCATCCGAAATGTCAACCTCAATATCAAAAGACACGATGTTGATGTCCTCGATGTTGAACTTGATTTCATCGGGGTATAACTCGTGAAGAAACGAAGACTGGAACTTGGTGTTGCCACAGATCTCTTGATTTTCTACGTCCTTATAATCGTCCACAAACTGTTTGGCTTCTTTCATCGAGTCAAATTTCATGGGGTAAAGTTTTTTCTCTGTCAGCAGAGAGGTGTACTGGCTGGTCTCTTTGGGATTACCAGTGACATACAAAGTAGGCTTGTATGGAATCTTGTGAGCAACACGTTTGCCATCTTTGTAGCCACGATAAAGGATGCTGTTGCCGAAACGTTCGACCGAGGTGTAGAATTGACTCATTTACTTCTCCGATTTGAGATGACCATCATATCACATAAATTGGTACTTGTCAACCGTTTTGTTATTTCCACGCCCATTCTTCTAAGATTTTGCTAGAAGAGTTCAACTTATCCTCACCACCGACTCCAGATAGAAAGAATGTGTTATCGTCAGCAAGTGATGCCTCTGGGACTTTATCCTCAGTTCTGTCCCCACCGTTAGCAAACACTATGATAGAATCTGGGTTTCTAGATCGAACCTGTAGGATCAAATCCTTAGCTGTATTATCCCCGTCATAGAAACTGTAAACATCATCGACCATCTTCAAGTGACTGACAATAGCATATCTCTCTGTAAAAGTCATAAAAGGCTTTCTCTTTTTCCTCACCAGCCATCCATCACTGTTCAATCCAACTATCAGCATGCCACCAAGAGCCTTGGCCGCATTAAGATATGTGATATG